TGGATTTAAGTATTTCATTAGAAAAGGTCCTTTATTTTTTCTACCAGTTCAGGATTACTTTCCAAAACTGAGTCTTTTAATATTTTACGTGCTTTTCTGATTTTAGTTTTAACTGTATTGAGATTCATATCGTATTTGTCTGCAATATCAGCGCCCTTCATCTTATTTAGCTCTTTATCAATTAAGATAGATTTTTCTAAAGACTCTGGCATCTCCTCAATTGCAAGCATAGTCGCAGTATAAAGATTTTCCAAAGAATTCTCTTTTTCCAAATTATCTCGACTGTCATCGACTAAAAATAGAGAATTTCCAATTTTATCAATATCAGTGGTCATTTGCTGTTTAAGTTTATGCAAATGCAGTAGAGATTCATTTCTGGCAATAGTATAGATCCAAGTTGTAAATCTGTATTTTGGATTATAACTATCAAGCGATTTGAATATCTTAAAGAACGTATTATGTAATACTTCTTCGGTTTCGTCCTTATCGTTAAAGAACTTCCAAATAAAGTATTTAAGTTTAGGTTCCATTATTCGAACTAATCGATTTCGGTCTCTTTCGGTGAAAGTTTTAGCAACAATTGCTTCGGCAAGCTGCTGCATTTCATCATTGAGGCGGCGGTTTAGATCTTCGTAACCTGTGACCTTTTTGTTTCCTGTCATAAAAATTATTTTCTAGATAGAGTTATTGTACTTAACTAATTTACCAATTAACTTTGTTATTTGCCTTCCATTCGTCATATCTTTCCGTAATTTCTATTAGAATTTTATTACGAACGATATCTGCATCTCCAAAGGTATGAATTCCCATTCCTTTGATACCCTGCATCATTTCAATAAATTTTGGAAGTGCCACTTTGTCTCTTGATATGTCATATTGACTAACATCACCACAAATTAAGACCTTTGAATTTTTTCCCATTCGTGTAATGAATAGCATTAGTTGTCTAAAATCTGCATTTTGTGCTTCATCTAATACCATTAAGCAATTATCAAAAGTTGCGCCTCTCATATATGCAAGCGGTCTAAATTCAATAAGACCGTCCCCTTCCAATTTAATTAAGTTATCCCAACCAATAATTTTTTCAAGATTAGTTCGGTAACTTTCCATAAATGGGTCGATTTTCTCTTTAATATCGCCAGGCAAAAATCCTAATTTTTCTCCAGACTCTTGAATTGGCTTTGATAAAATTATACGTTGAATCTTATCTTCTGTATGTAATTTCATTGATGCATAACATGCAACAAAGGTTTTACTGGTTCCAGCCGGTCCATGACATAGAGTAATATCATTGTTCATGATTTTATCACAATACTCCTTTTGTGAAGGTTTAAGCGAAACTTGCTTTAATAATTCTGGGATAGATTGTGTAGAGTTACCTCTTCTTTTAGTGGATTTTTGCATTAGTTAGTTTGATTTTTTAATTTCTTCAATTAGCGAAACACAGGTTTGGCACATTTCATAATCCTCAATTTTCTCAAAATGCCTTTTAGCCTTTTCGATAGCATCTTCCCATCCGTCCCTTAAAACGAATGCATCAATTTCAGATTCTGCAACCTTAACACTAGGAAGCTCCGCAATTTCTACATCATTTTTAAGCGCATGCTGTATTGCAGCAATAGTTCTTCTAAAAATGACGTCTCTGTCTCTAGTCAAGTCAAAATTAATCATTCGTATTTAGTTTTTTTGATCTCCATAAAATCCAGCCAGTGTCTTTTTATACGAATCTAGATAAGTTTCATCAAAAACTTGACGCTGTCCAGGTTTTTTTAGTTGTGGAGTATCATTTAGATAACCTACTAAATCTGAGCTAATCTTGGTTGAGCCATCACCCTGACTAGAATTTAAGATTTTTTCAGTTATTTCTTTTTTGTATTCCTCGCTTGTACTGTCCCAAACTTCTGTTCCTAATTCAAGAAAACTAGGAGAATCAAAGAATGCGGCAGTGTTAACACAAGTCATTGCTAAGTCATCGTTTCCACTTTGACTTCTATATGTACCATTAGTTGATCTACCAAATGATCCTAATTCCATTACAGTTTTACTTTCGTTTGGAAGAATTTTATTAACATTAACGTGGTATTTAAATCTTTCACAAAATTTAATTTTATTGGTAACGCTTAGTTTAAGACCGGGCTTAAGTAATTTAGTTGCTTCTGTGTGTTTGGAATGAATTAGTTGTCCAGGCCAATACTGTTCGTTATTTGCAATTTTGTCCAAGATAAAATCCCCTTTATGGTTTAATTCAATTAAGACTTTAAGATTTTCAAAATTAAAGAGTCTATAAACCAAATATTCTAAAACTTGAGCATATTCATTAATTGTTTGCTTATTACTTCTCCAAGTTGCAACTTGCACAAGGGATAGGCAATCCATTTCGCTTTTTACTAGATTTTTAATTGGTTCCAACATTTTAACTGGAAGAGGTGCAACTTTAAATACATTAATAACTGAAAAGTCTTTTCCTGTTCCGTCTGCTGTATCGACTGAAAATACATATCGATCTGGCGAATTTCTAAAATCCTGCTCGTCCCAATCCTTTAGATTTGGATGTACTGTAAAGTTCCCTTCCATTAAGGCAAGAACTTCCGGATCCCAATTAATATTAAGAGGCTCTTCATATTTAGTCATAATTCCAAAAATCTTTTTAAGATCTTTAGAAGAAAGCAATAATCGATCGGACGAAAAGAACTGTAGACCATATTCCTGGTTAAAGTCTTCTTCTGATCCCATGTTTGCAATAGTTTCAGCTTTCCATTTATCATCTCTACCTGGAACTTGCCACCAGTCTACTCTTAGCGGAGTATAAGTATTTAGTCCATTTACTGCATCCATATAGATTTCATAGAATCTATTCATACCATTTGGAGTTGATGTAATAATAATCTTGGAGGTAGTTGATGCAGAAATAGTAGGGTAAATTGCTCGATAAAAGAAATCTAAGTATGCTGGTGAGATGTGAGCAAACTCATCAATGTATAGTAAGTGAATAGTAAAACCAATACCTGTATTTTTGGTTGTAGTACGTCCAATTAATCTACAGCCATTATCGAACTTCATCGACATAACGTTATTTGAAATACAGCCAGGTTTTAGGAAAAATGGCAAATTTTCAAAAATAGATTTAATTTTATCAACAACCTCTTTGGTTGTACTTGCAATGTTGGCTACCGCTAAAACATTTTTATCTGTATGGAAAATAAGATACCATGCAACAAATACGCCAGACATTACAGTTTTACCAATTTGACGGCTTGCCATTAAGATATTAAAGCGGTTTGCGCCAAATGCCTTAATAATTTCCTCTTGGTAATCACGTAAAACAATTTGTTCTACTCCATATTCAGTTAAAACCTGAGCATACTTATTTGCAAAGTAACCTACATCAGATTTACAGCGCTTAATTTCTTCAAGTTCTTCTGGAGTATATTCAAAAACCAAATTTTGCTTTTTCCAGGCAGGGTCATTATCCTTAAATGGAGAATTCTTAATGGTCTTAATATCAATTAAACCATTTTCAAAGTCTAGTAGAAGTTGATCTACTTTTTTTGTAGTCCAGACTGCACTATTTTCAGTATCATCCATTCTAGATACCTGTACGCTAGTCCTTCCCCCTTTTGATAAAAAATCTTTCATAATTAAATGATTTCAAAAATAGTTGAGCTTAAATCTTCATCGTCATTTTCTTTTTCAATTAAATGCTCTAAGCCTCTTTCCGTCATCAATGAATTTTTTTCATTTGGATTAGTCAGCCTATTATCAAAATCATTATTCAAACCATCGCTCTCAATTTCTTTCATGATATTTTTAGTACCAGCCGTAATATAATAGTCTCCGGCTTGAATAGCATTTACAGAAGAGGCAGGGAGTCCAGCTTGGTCCCCCTTTGAATCAACTTCACTACGCATTTTCTTGTACGTATCCTCTAAGAACAACATATAGTTTGCTTGTGTTTTAGTAACTGTGGTAAGACGATCCTGCAATTGTGACATTACTTCAAATAAACGCGGATGTGCAGCACCCTGATTTATTTCTTCCATAATTCTTTCAATCGCCATCTTAATAGTTTTATGCTGAAAGAACATGGTCTCGATATTCATATTATCGAGTTCTTTCTTTTGTTTTAGGTAATCGTGTTGAGTAATTAAACCTAAATCTACATAAAATTTAAATAGGGAATCTGTAATCTCAAGAGCTTTCTTCTTGAAACCTGAACTCATTTCATCAAAATCAATAGGAGGATTTTGCTCAAGTTCATTAAAACGATCGTCGACTATATCATTTTCTGAAGTATCTCCAGAATAGGTGCTTAAAAAGCTTTCGAGTTCGTTTTTTATTTGTGTTTTCTTCTCTTTGCTGATCACTGGACTTTAGTTTAATTTTGTCTCGTTCTTATCCAGAGCTGGGTTAGCAAATATTTTAATTTTTTTGACCGCTTCAATATT